ATTGAGCTCGTAGCTGTTGTTTTGCTGTCCCCTTCTCTCGTTCTTTAAGAACGTGCGTGCACCGATTGTGGTGAACGTTCCGTCCTCAGTCATCACTGGCTGCTCTGGGTCGTCAACGATGGGTAATCCGTACTGGTCAAAGAATCCCTCTAGTGCGTCGTATGCTGGGATGAATATCTTGTACAGTCCACTCTTGGTGCGTCCGTTGTCGTTGCGGTCGTTCGGATCAGAGTCGTAGTACAGATCTCTGAACTCACGCCCGCCCTTGTCAAGAGGATTTACGGTAGAGCCAACCATTGCCTTGCCAATCACCCTGCGTCCAACAAGCAAACAAGTTCTATGGATGCGCCACACCTCACGTATGTCGTTAGGATTCAACCACTTACCTGCCTCATCCAAGAATAGCATATGTGTCTTGCTTCCGTCGTATGCGTTGTTGGTTGTGTTCTTCCAGTTGATGATCGTGTCCAGTGCCTCCCCTCGCTGTGAGGTTTTGTTTTTCTTGGTGATACGCTTGGCTGGTTCTCGGAACGCAAGCTCCATACGTGGGTTGGTCGTACCGTCCTGAATGGCCGTAAAGAAGAACGGGTAGCCCTTGTAGATGGGTACAATTTTAGATCCGAACACCGCCTCTTGAGCGTCCGTACCTGTCTTGCTCATAATACCCAACAGCTTTTCCTTCACCTGAGTTCCCTCGTCAACAAGAGTTGCAGCGCTCATATTGGTGTAGCCAGAGCGTCGACACTTGGTGTAGATCTGTCCCATACAACGCGGGTCTGCCTCGCACGCAGCAAAGTGAACGAATAGTTTTCTTTGGAAGTCGAGGTAGCCCGGATAGCCAATGTCAATCTTGCTCCACTGGAGGAACATATAGTGGTGACCAGTAATGTATGTTTGAACACCGTTATTCATAAACCACACACCTTCTCTCCTGCGGCGGAACTCCTCCTCGATGTAAGGGCTCCACTTCTGTTGGAACTCTCGTGGGGATTCGTACCATTCGTCCATAGACTTGATTTGCTCAAGCTCTCGTGGCAATTCAAATCTTTGCCACCTTTGGTTTACTACTGGTAAACTTTTGAATAGAACATTCGTTGGCTCGGGTAGCTGGATGTTTAGCGACTCAATCTCAATGATAGGTCCCTCCGAATTATTCGGACAGATGTTGATCACCTCAACGCCGTCTATCATCTTAAGCCCAGCCATCAGAATTTGTTTAAGTCTTTTATTTGAATTGAGTAGTTGTCGCTCCTGAATGCAAATCCGTTGACGTCAATGTCGCCCTCTTTGAAGAACATAGACCTCTCGTAGAACTCTTTCTTCGACATATAGCCGAGTATGTACGCCACGTCTTTACTTTCCTTTACGCGGGTAAAAACGTAGTAGTCGCACCTTTGTGTTGTGTTGAAGTTGAAGACGCTACACAGGTAGTGGTCCTTTGGTGTTACTGTTGTTCTCTTTGATTTTACGTCTATCTTTTTTCCAGAGACAATCATATCGTAGTCGAAGGTGCTCGTGAAGTCAACGTCTCTGTTTATAGACTTTAGGTACCTTTCAACCACAACCTCACCGATGGCTCCGTATATGTTGCTCTTGCCTTCAGTTATGGAATTGTTCAAGCACTTGAAGCTGTAGAGGTTCTCAGCCTTGTCGATGTCTTCTTGAGTTACAGGAATCGTTATCATCGTCTAGCATTTCTTTCTGCGAATCCACCCTTGAAGTCTTTCTCCGCCTCAATGCCTCCAGACTCCTCAAGGTCTCCAACTAGCTGTTCTAGCTTCTGTCGTTCCACAATCAGTTCCTTGCAGGCAAGTGCCGTATCCTTGATGGCCTGAAGTTCCGCCTTGCGAGCTGACCCCGTTAGGTCTGGGTCCACTGGCTTACGAATCTCTTCGGTCATATTCTGGATTGCAGCCTCCATCGCGGAGATAAGGTTGCGGGCTGCGTCAACAGTGGTAAACTTAGTTACTGCTTTACGCATAACAGGTGGTGGATTTGCATACGCCACAGCTTGCGGCCATTGATGTCCATCTCATAGTCTGCGTCCTTAGCAAAGAACACCACATCTCCAACAGCAAGTCCCTCTGACTCTAGCCACTGGCTTCCGTATACGATACGACCCCAGCGCTTCTCTGGTTCTTTGAAGCTTACAATCTCTAAGATATCGCTCTTGAGTTCAGGCTCCATATCTACTGGTTCAAGGAACACCCAGTCGGCAACAGCCAACAGGCGTCCGTCCGGTTTCTCGATCAGGTACGCCTGATTGCCTTGACCACCAAATGGATCGTAGTTGACGCGGTATATCTTCTCGATTGGGTCAATGATCTGGTTGTCATTTAGTGCAACGTGGTGGTGGTGGAACACGTAGTCTCCAACCTCAAGCTCAGAGGTAAACTTGGCGGGAATGCCAACAACCTTAGCCTTCATTGTTCGGTACTCGAACTCGTTGAACTTAGTGTCTACGTAGATCTCAGTTTCACCTACTTTGATTGTGTCGTTTACAGCCGACGGGATATGTACAAGGATGTGGTACAGTGGTTTCATATGAATTAAAATAAAAAAGTTGTAAGTCGGTTACAACTAAAAGTTGCAGTCGTACTCTATAATAACAGGCATAGCCTCGATAGACTTCCACAGCATAATGCTGTCGTCTTTCTTTATGTATATAAGGTACTTGCGTTCTCCGTGGCGGACAAGGTGTCCACCATCAATCATAATTGCGTGGATTTCTCCTTCCCCTGCTCGCTGCCCCACGTAGTACGCGAGCGCTTTAAGCGGGTCAGTGCCCGCAATAATTTTACGAATAAGTTCCATTTCATTTTAATTTAGTTCAAATTTAACCAGAAATCCGGATCAGATGGATCGGTATCATCGTCGTCGCCATCCATCTCAGCAAATGATGTAGCCAAGTACATCAACAGAGAGTTCATCTCTTCGGTGTTGTCCACGTCAATGCTAGAGATAGACTCAACAACGTTCTTGCCCTCCTTCTCTCCAGACACTAGTCCAACTGTCGCAATCATCATAAAGTCGTCATAGATGCCAAGGTCCTTGGCCTTCTCCATAATCTCTTCAAAGTTGTTGCGAGCTAGAATAAACAGCTCTACTCGTGCTTCTTCTTTCGTCATTAGGTGATGTAGAAATTACGTTCGGTAACAAGGAAGAAGTAGGTCGATCCAGTAGAGTTTGTTGCTGTTACTAGAAGATTGCTACCACTAAGTGTTGCACCGAGCGTAAGATCTGCGGCGGTAGATGCTCCGTTAGATACGTGGATGGTGTCGGTTACTGTTGCTGTTCCAGTAGATGGGTTAACCACAACGTAAAGGGTTCCGATGCGTGTGCGGTCGCGAGAGTTGTTGTAGGCAAAGTATTCCATAATCAACATCTTCTCCTCACCACTAAGGTCGAATGTAAACAGCGTAGCACCTGATGCTTCGTGTACCACAGAAGACCTGCGGCTTCGGAAGCTAGTTCCAGAGTCGCCAACCGTTGGAGTGATGATGAACTTGTCACCACTGAATCCGAAAATCTCAGCACCAACAGTGTCATAGAAGTTCAGCTTAGGGCTTCCTGCAAGTGTACCTCCGTTGTTGTAGATGATGTTGTTGTCTGTACCAGCTATAACAGTTACGTTAGAACCAACATACTGGGTAAGGTCCTCAAGGGTGATGTACTTGTATACGGTAGCTGTTGCGTCGAAGATCAAGAACGTATCAGTAGTAGCAGCGGTAGACTCCGTCAGCTGAGACAGGGTGGTGGGTTCGTTGATTTTAATAACGTCACCTACAATGGCAAGCGGAGCTTGGGGAGTAAGACTAGCGCCAGATGTAAATGCTGCAGACCCAAGGGTGCGCCTTACGATGTTATTGCTTTCGTCGACAAACAACGCTGCAGTTTCAGTAGATCCAGCAGTAGGAGCTGCACTAAAGCCAAGCGTTCCATTTACCTCAACCTTTACTGTAGAGAGCTTAAGGGCTGTGTCGTTGCCAGCTCCGTCTTCGATAACCTTAGTCGTAGAGGTAGCCGTTCCGGTGTCCAACTTAAGGAGTGAACCGAATGCGTCTTTTACGCGCTGACCGCTAAGTGTTCCCATATTATTTACTTTTGCTACAAAGATACAATTTACTTCATTGGCTAAAAAATTCAAGAAAAAGGTAGACCTAAAGTTCAGAGACTTTGCCTACCGCGACAATCGTGGTGAGCCTACGTACAAGTATACGTGGCACGCCAACAAATACATCAAGGCTAAGTATGGGATGATCCCCATCCAGATAGAATTCCTTCTATTTGCCTACGACCTTGAGTTCTTCACCATCGAATGGATGGCTAAACAGCTGTCCAAGTCCTACAATCAAACTAAGGACTGGCTGACAGTCAAACTACGCAAGAAAGGTTTTCTGTTTGACTACTTCTCCAAAGACGACATCGACATCCACAAGGACACGTCTATGTGGTTCCGAGAAGAAAACAGGTGGAACTACCGCAAGCGGTACTCACTTACTCAGGAAGGAAGAAGGTTGGTTGAGGAGTGGGTGGCAATCACCACAGGACAGGTAAAGGTCGACTTAGAGTACGATCACAATGCTGTCAACAAAGAAATCAAAGACAGAGCTGAGGGTATACCAACAAAGATATTGGGACGCAAGCTAAAGGGTCACGAAGACACCCCGCTTGCTAAGAAGATTATCGAGCGTGCTAAGATTGATGGGAGGGGTATAGCCGGAATTTTGCCTCCTTCGAAGCCCCAGCGTGGGGAGTAAACTTACCGTCTTTGTCTGGCATCAGGTAGTAACGACCCTTCTCCATCATCCAGTGGTGGCCCTCAGGGGCTGGTACCATTACGTGGGTCTGTTTCTTCTTAGCTTTCATTTCTCCAGTTCAAAGATTAGGTCGTCGTATCGTCCTTTGTTTTCTCGTAGGTCAAAGGTCCGATATTTTTCGTAACCAAATTTCTTTGCGTGAGCAGCCAACTCATCAAACCACTCTACGTGCTGAAGGTCTTCGATGATAAGCTTACCACCAACCTTAACCTTCGGCATCCACAGCTCGATCGCATCCTTCATACTCTCTAGCGTATGTGGTCCGTCGTCAATGATGTAGTCGTAGCTGTTGTCTTTGTGGGCATCAACTACAGACTTATCGTATCCGTCTGCAATGACGATCTCGATCCTTGGGAACTCACGACCTAGCGATGCTTCACGATAGTTGTTTAAACACGCATCTGTTACATCTACGCCAACAATCTTGGCATTTGTAAACCACTCGTGCCACAGAATAAGGCTTCCTCCGTTCTGTACTCCGATTTCAAGTACAGCAGTAACCTTCTCTGGGCTAGTAAACTCTTTGCTGTAGTATCCTTCTAAGTAGTCGTGGTACGAACCTTTGTCTGTGGTGTGCCATCCGTTGGCATCCACGCAGTATTCGTTGTATACCTTACTTAGACTCATAAGCAATTTTGCTTATAACCTTATGGTTACTAACGCCAACAGCAACTCGGTCTTTGCTTACGCGCTTGACTCCGTTGCTGTTCACTACTCGTTTCTTGGACGACTTGGCCACTAGTCCTCGTCCTCTTCGTAGTAACAGGCTTTGATCTTGTAGTGGGTTGGCATCATCTTACCTGCTTTAACAGCAGCCTTGATCTGGGCGACAGCTTCTTCAAGCGTGGGAGCCTTGACCATAGCCATCTGGCCCATATCGTCCATCTTGCCTCCGTAGTTGTACTTCTTAGCCTTCATAGCTGTTTACTTCTTTTTGGCCATCATCTTGAAGTCAGCACCAGTGATCTTGCCGTCCATATTCTTGTCCAGCTTTACTTGACCACCCTTTAGGTACTTCATCATTCCGCCTTTGCCGTACTTAGGCATCTTACCGCCCTTTTCGTAGTATCCGTCAACGTTCATCTTGCCGCCACCCATCATCTTCTTGACGGGCTTCTTGACAACCTTGAAGCCTTTAGCCTTAAGCTCCTTGTCGAACTTAGCAAGCTCCTCAGGTCCTTCAGCCTTCAATGCGTTACGCATCTCGGTGAGGTTCTCTGCCTCACGTGAGCGAGCAGCAGCGTTAAACTTCTGGTCAGCTGCAGACAGCTTCTTCTTCTTTGGATCCGGAACGATTGGCATC